GGTCTTGCTCAGACGCCTGCGCTTCAATCAGGTCTACCTCATGCAGTAGCAAGGTATCGGGGTCAATATCAAAGGCTTTATCAACAATGGCGGCGCGTTCTTTTCTTACTTCAAGAATAACGCCCACGCCTTCGGCTAGTTCGCGCTTTTTTAGCTGGTACATGTTGTCTAGGCTATTTCGTATTGCATTACTGCCTTGGTAGTTGCGCCCGTCTTTGTTGCTGTGGCCCAAAATGAGAATGGTACCGCCTGCCTCTCGAATGTCTTTTAGCATGCTCATAACCATGCCCACTTTGGCTTCGTTGTTTACATCAGCAAAATCCCGAAGGCTATCGATAAAAAAGATCATGTCTTCAAACTGATTAGCCGTGGCACTTTCTGCCAACGTTCTTAGTAAATCAAGCGGGGGCAGGGGGCTTTTACTGCGCTGTACATAATGTAAATTAGGATAAGGCGCTAGCAGCAGTTCATGCACTTTACGTTCTTTTAGCACGCTTAGGGGGTTATCAAAATCTAGGTAAAATACCTGTTTCATACGTGCAGCACAGTATTTGGCTAAAGCGAAGGCTAGCCAGCTTTTGCCGTTTCCACCATCGGCATATACCATGGTCATCATGCGCTTGGTAATAAAGCCCTCAATCACGAAGTCTATTTTTTGATTAAAGTCTGCTTCGCACAGGCTTGCTTGTGTGAGTATTTGGAGCATTTATTGGTCCTTTCCTATTAGAGTTCTTCTAGCGCTTGGTATTTGATGGTGTGATACACACCACCAAAATATTCAATGTCTTCATCTGTAAAGCCAGCAGCAATTAGATGGTCTTTGGTTAAGCTTTCAAACAGTTTGAATAATAGCTTTGAGCCGCGTTTCGATAGCTCCACACAGCCAAACAATTCATCCATTGGAATGTCTTCAGATTCGGTCTCTTTTTCTATCACTGGTATTTCTCCTGATAATTTGTTGTTACCGCCGTAAAGCATTTTGTTTAACACTGGCGTTACTCTTAAGCCCTCCACCTGAACACGTCGCACTAATTCTTTGACGACGGTTGCGGGTAACTTGCTTCTAATCGCTAATGAGCGAGTGCTTTCAGTTCCTCTGCCATCTAAAATGGCGTTGAGCTGCGTTTGTGTAATGGTGTGGTCGAGTACTTGTAGAGTCATCGTTTCGCCTACAAAAGCTGTGGTTGGATTTTGTTACGATATTCTTCGCGCTTGGTGCGCAGAATCTCGTAAACACGAATTTGATTGAGTTCAGGACAGTACTCTTTTCGTATCTTTTCTACTGGCCAGTTGTGGTTGTGCCACAAACGAAACATTTGAATGTCTCGTAGTTCCTGTTGAAGACGCTCACCGCGTGGTAAGTATCTACACTCACCACCTTGGTAATGCGCTATTTCTGCGATAAGTTGGCAGCTAAGCTTGTACGCCTTGCTATCTTCGACATTTGCCTTTTTAAGACGTCGCTCACAAATTAAAACCAATGCCCATAAGTGCTCTTTGTATCTGGCCATGGCGAACGCTTTGTCGTCTGCCAATTCCGGCAAATGTTCTAATAGCGCATCAAAGTCATCGTCAAAGTCAAACTGGTTCTGGTTGCTCACTGCATCAGCTCCTTAAAAGCGCTTTTTACATATTCGTAAGGCGCTTTTTCTGTACTCCAAACTTTTCTGTGCCCTTTCAACACGGTGTACCCTTCAGCAATGAGTTTTATTGCCATCTCACGTCGGTGCCAGTTTTTAAGCGATTCCAAAATGCGTTCAAGCGGTGCGCCTTTTAGCCAACCCACGTGTGATACATTCACCATGCGCGAAACGTAGGCATCCAGCGCACTTTCAGAGCCATCGCGCACAAAACCGTGTTGATACATGGTTATCCAAATGGCGCGGACCTTGTCTATTTCTGTGCCTTTTGATTTGGGCGATAGCCTACGGCCTGACGGCGCTTTTCTCGTTTTGAACCCTTTATCTTTCATTTCGTCCATAACGCGCTCAAGCTGTTTCACGTTCATGCTTGCGCATGAACTGGTTCCTGTAACACGCTGAAGTAGGCTGCGGTAAGTTTCCTCGTCCATACTAAGCTGCGCTTTCGCGACATGAATTTTGGTAATCAATCCGCGCTTGATAGACATTTACTCGTCTCCGTTTGATAAGCTGTCAGCTGCGCCTTGAAAAAACGCATGAGCAAACAGTAACGCTGCAACTAAAAGATAAAAAGCACCTCCCCAGTTGTATCCGAAGTAAAAGCAATACGCAGTGGCGTACAGAAACATCATAAACAAACAAAGACGTAGCATGGTTTTCTCCTTTCCCTAAACAAAGCCCTGAACACTCAAGGCTTTGGTTAAGGGCCCCGAAGGGCCGTTAGTTAGTCAGCTGGCATTATTTCTAGCCATTTTTCGTTGTTGCATTCGTCGTGATACACATTCATCACGTAAACTTCTTCAAGCCCATCTACATCTGGTGGCAGTTGTGCAACGGCTTCAGCCAAGTCGTGTTTAGACCCAATGTGAGTTTTGCTAAGCAGTTTCGGTTGATTGCTCATTTTTCAATTCCTTGTTGGTGTCGGTGGTAATGTCAGCAATATCCAGCGCAAGCTGGCGATAGGTGCCATTTTCAAGACGGTAGTAAATGCGGAAATACTCAGCACTGCTATCAACCTCAATGGCGTCAGCCAATGCGGTCATGGCCAGTTGCCATTGCTCGTCTTGAATATTGTGTTGGCGAAGGCTTAATACCTTGGCGGCGCTAAAACGCCCGTGCTTGTCGGTTTTAAAAGCGCCTTGCACAATGGCTTGGAGGTTCTTGTTGCTGCCTTTCGACCAGCGTTTAATGCACTCGTCAATCATTGCTTTTGCGGCAACAAGATTTTCGTTGAAACACAATCTGTCTTGACGGCTGCGCTCAATCTTTATGCGACGGTCAAAACTATAAAGCGTGACATTGCCCTTGGTACCACCCAGGCGTTTGTCATAATTTTTCATTGCGTGACTTACAAACTCTGCAACGTCTTTTTTTAGCTTTTGTGTGAACGCTTGAAGTTCGTCATGAACAAGTATGGCGTTGGTAAATAGCGCTCGCGTCAATTGATCGCGCTCAATTTCGAGCGGCTTAATGCGGTCTTTACGACGCAGGTTGCCCTCACCATCTTCCATGAACCCAGTCGGGGCTTCTGGTTTGGCAATTTGATAAAGCTGGTCGATAGAAGTCATGCGTTAAATTCCTGTGGTAGTTCTTCATTGGTTAAGTGCCATTGCACCGTGCATCCGTAAAGCCGCGTAGCCATCATGTGACAGCGGCCAGTGTGGGTTCCTCTAATTGAAATCAATGTTCCTTTTACCCGCTTGTTTCGTGGCGGGAGGATATTGATTACGGTGGATGTGTCTTTAATCGACAGGCCAGTGATGGCACACCCTTGTTTTATAAGGTGCGTCATCGCCAGGCTCGCCTTATCCACTCTTTTCTTAAAAGCAGTGTTGTAAGCGTTCATTGCTTGCTCCTGTGTATGCAGTTTTGGCAAGCTCTAAAAAGCCTGACGCGCTGCGGGTTACTTGCCGAAAACGGTCTTATCTGTTCGTTTAAACAGCGTTTAACCGCTATTGAACCAAGAACTGGGCAGGTCACTGTTAAATTTGCGTACGCTGCCAGTACCTTCTTTTCAATATTGCTAATGCTTCCTGGATACTTCTCGTTAAGTACCTGCGAAAGCGTGGTCTTACTCATGCCCGTGTCTAACTCAACTTGACGACGACCCAGTTCCTTGACCTTGTTCGCTAATAGTTCATACCAGTCCATGTTTCCTCACTTAGCCGCCGTGGTTGCCATCACCATCTTTTTGAGGTTTTGGTCGAACAAACCGTCCTGTCGCGCAATCGGGTACATATGCCCCGTGTTGCTCAACAGCCTGTAGCGGTTATGCCAACCTCGGCGCTTTGCCATTGGTGCTCGTTTGTTAAATGAGCTGATTTTTACAACATACTGAAAGCGGCACAGGTCTGTGAGGTAGCGCTCCACACTGCTTTTGCTGCACTGTGCTAAAGCCATAATTTCAGGAATGGTGAACACTTCTAGGTACCGCATCGCTTGCCAAATTTTTTGACGCTTCGAACGTGGCTGAGGACTAGTCGTGTTTTTTCCTGGCAAATGTGGCTTAGCACGAGCAACCTTGGCGTAAACGACCGGGTTAGCTCTTCGATTTACCGTAATTACCGCACCTAGCTGTTTAAGGTGATCTATGACCATCTGTGCTTGGTGCAACGAAACTTCCATTTCTTTAGCCAGCTCTGTCGAGTGAAAGTCTGGCTGTTCTTTTATCCACTCCCAGCTACGCTGGCTGAGGGTTTGCGACATGATTACAGCTCCGCGACAGGGAAGAATTGACGGCCAGCCCATTGATCAGCATCGATGGTTTTTAAGCTGTTCGACTTAGCGAACTTTTCAATGCTGGCAAGGCCCGTGGTAATGCGACGAAAGTTACCTTTAGAGGCATCTAACAGTTCTTGCAGTAAGTCGGGTGCAATGACGGAGTGCTCCACCAGTTCACTGGCCATAATAGAAATGTCTTCCTCGTCAGCCTTTTGAAACTGGACGTGCTGGCTGATGCGACCAAACAGCTGCGGAAGACGCTTTATTTTTTTTGGAAGGTGTTCATACCCAATTAAAACAATGGGCACGCCTGACAAGTCGTAAATATCGCGGATTGTTTCTAAAACCTCCGTTTTGTCGGCAAGGTAATCGGCTTCGTCTATGAACAAAGGCTTGCCTGTCAGTGCAAGCTCTCTAACAATGAAGTTAATCATGTCTGCCTTGCGTTGGCGTTTGTCTAGCCCTAAGTCTTGCGCTAGTCGCTCTAGTAATGTGCCCATGGTGTCGCTTTTTAAGCAGCGCACTAAAATGCCGTCGGCCTGGACGAATAAAAACGCGCCTGCCGTAGTTTTTCCTAGTCCTGCCTGGCCAGAGAACAAGGCCATAGCAGGAGAACCCTCTTGTGCTGCCTGCTCAACGGTTTGGTATGCGTCAAATGCGGCCATGACGTTTTTAGTTTTTGCTGTGATTGCCTTCATCAGTTATTTTCCTTTGCTTTCTGTTGGATTAAAAAGTTTGTCTAACATCTGCGCCGAACGTCGGTTGTCGCGTCGGTATTGATGTAGCCACGCTTTTTCGGTTGGGCCTAAACGGCCATCAAGATTAAGTTGTGTGTAGTGGCGGGCCTTGTGGTGTTCGTTTTGATAAATGGGCTCACCACTGTTTCGAATGGTTTCTATGGCATTAAGCTCGTCTCTGCGTTGTGCCAGCTCATCTTTACGTGCAGTTGAATAGCCTTCATTTTTTGGCTCTGCATGCGAAATAGAATTTATGATCCCAGATGAAACTTGCTTTGATGGTTTAGGGAACGATTTAAGCCCTTGGGTCTGGGCTTCTCGGTAAGCCAAAAACTTTTGTGCAACGTCTGATACATCGAATTCCTTAGATGCTTGCTTGATTGCGTCGCGCTCACTGCGAAGCCTGGCGCGTTGAATTCGCTTAGCCTCTTGAGCATGGGTCATCGTAATTTCGTTATCGACGAGCTCAGGGTTAAATGCCTCGCAGATAAATTCGCGCTTAACAGGATCGAATACATAGATTTTGCCGATGTCAGCGGGGTTGAACCTACAGTGAACGCGTTCGCCTATATATGCGCCAAGCTCAGCGTGAATGTAGTCAACACCTTCAACGCTAATACCTTCTTTACCCACCGTTCTAAAGCCTTTTTGGCTGGGCACAGGTGCAAGTAAGACGTCCAACAGCCGTTCGTTATCTAAACGCCTAATCGTTTGTTTATGTTGAGTGAACTGCTCAAATGGCGTGCATTTAAGCTCACTGTGCTCGGTATGGTCGTAGTGGTAATCAAGCCAAGAGTTAATGAACTTTTCGAAGTCAGTTGATGAGATGGATACATCAAGTGCGACTCTATCTGCGCCTTTTTCTCGTCGCTCTATCAAGCGCTGAGCAAAAGTAAGGCGAGCATTTATCTTTTCACGGTCGCTAACGTTATGACCGATGTAGCCCGACAGCATTTCGGCAATACCATGACTAAATGTTCTGAAGAAACGCTCAATGAAAGGCTTTTCCCAGCCGCTGTAAGGATTGGTAATTTGATTATGAATACCAAGTGCATCCCATATCGCGAAGATATGCGCAGAGCAATAATCAGCACCATTATCTGTTCGAGCGACTTCTGGAATACCCCAGTCAAGGATCGTATTGCGAATTAGAAGTGCAATACCTTCGGCATTTGAGGTAGGTTTTAAAACTACTTTTACACGCCTTGTAAATACATCAATTACACCAATAATTGAGTATCTACCATCGGTAAGCATTACGTCGGCTGGTGTGCTATCAAATTCCCAAAGTTGGTTTATACGCTCAACACCTGCACTGCGGCTGCCGAACGCAGCCATGTGCTTATTCTGCCAGCCACTCGCATCCATAAGAGATAGGAAAGTGGTTTTGTTTTCATCTTTCCATTTACGCAGCCAGTCACGGCATGATGAGGGGGAAGGGGTTGGGTATTTGTCGCCAAACTCCATTTTTAAGAGCTCCGCCAAACGCTGCCCTTTAATGTGTGGGAATTGGTGGATTAGTGCTACAGAGTAGCGTTTTAATTCTGACGTACTGTCGATTATGCTTTTGCCTTTGGTCTTCCCATAGCCTGTAATAAGCCCTTGAAAACCGTTTTTTTCGTAGCTTTTTTCCCAACGAAGTAGCGTTCTATAGCTTAAACTGGGTTTGAAACGATAGTGTATTTCGTTGATGTCTAATTCGCGGTTATTGTAAAGATCAATAAAGGCATTCCAGGCTGCAACCTTACTGCTACTTTTGTAGGAAAACTCTTGGGCGAGTTTTAGTATAAAAAGGCATGTACTGGCGCGTTTGGCATTTTCATTTTGGAACGATGCTTCTAATAATCCTTGCTTTCTGGCGTCTTGAACCGTGCTTTTCTCAACGTCTTCAATTGCGCTTTCCAATTCCTTTTTATTTTTTGCTTTCGCAGCAAGAGAGTTTGGATTGAAGACATTTTCTACCGCATTAGTAACATCTGACGGAAGACCTTCAATACGATAATGTGGCACTTTGCCACCTAGACCCGCAAGCAACTCGAAGGGCCAGTTTTCGCTCTTGGCTCGCAAGCTAACATTCCGTTTGGTGATGTTAAGTGCTTGAGCAATTTCCTTGGCAGTAAATAGTTTCATAATAGGTTCTCGGAAGATTGTGAGATATAAAAGTGTCTCAAGCGCTTTTTGCGCCACGAGTTTCTTTTACCGCCTGCTTTGCTACAATCTTGCTGTGTAGAAACCTGCGACGTGTACCATTAGCGTGATAACGAGAAGGCCAAATCTCTTTTGGATGCACCCCAAGAGCCTTAGCAATAACGGTTTCGGGTTTTGCGTAGGGTCTGTGCATTGCTGTATCGCAAGCCCGAGCAGCTAAGCCATTTTGGATAGAGAGCTCTTTTAAAGTGAGCTCTTTTTTACGTAATGCAGCGACGATGTCTGCTGGGTGCCAGTCTTTTTGGTACATTTTTAGATCCATTTAGTGTTGCTTTTTTTAAAGCATAAGCTACAAAAATGTCTCTCGTAAAGCTTAAAAAGACACTTATGTGTCTCGTATTCTTTATGTCTTTGAAATTTAAATATAAAAAGTTGGGTTTTTTATGACCGTAAATGATTTTTGCGCTTTGATAAAAAGAGTTCGTGAAGAAACTATGAGCAGAAAGGAGTTCGCGAGGCGACATGATCATTGGCACGAAAATACGTTGAAGTCTTACGAGAAAGACAGACTTCCTGATATTGATTACCTTTATTTATTGTCTAAAGAGACGGAGTTCGACCTCCGTGAACTGTTCGATGCACGTACCAGGATTGTTCTAAAAAGCGTAGCAAGTCCAGAGGAAATAGAGGAAGCAATCGCATTGATGACGAATACGTCAGCAGCTGCTGATCAACAACAGATAGTTGTTGAAGACAATGCCATGGAACCCTACATTCAAATGGGCGCGCATTGCCAGGTTGATGAAAAAGACAAAGCCCTTACACCTGGTAATATTTATTGCTTTCGTTTTGAAGAAAGCTTTACATGTAGAAAGGTTCACAAAACGCTTGTGGGCCGCTTAATATTAAAAGCTGAATGTGACGAACACTTATCATTAGAGCTCGGCGATGATGATCGAGAGCATCTTGATATTGTCGGTAAAGTGGTGAGCGCCTCAAACTTCTTTTAAATTCCTTTTAAAGCCCTCATTAGGATCGCACTTATACACAAAAACGCCCTTATTTAGGATCGCACTTACAACTACTTAAGTGCGAAATAAGTTTTGCGATTCTATGCTGATTTGAATTCTCTAAGGTGGCTTACAAGCCTTATTTAAACTGGCATTGGGTCATTTTGAGGATTTACCAGGTGTATGCACATTGTGGGTTGCCAAATTGGACCTTCATTTTTAGACGTTTTCTAAAATCCGCCAAACTACTCCGTGCTGGCCCCTAAATTTTCTGGCACTCCTAAAGTTGCTCAACCCCTTACACAGTAGGGCTTCCCACTTATTCCCGCCAAATACTACTGGATCCCACTTATTTGCCATACTTCTCTGTCATCTACATCTATGCTGCTAGATTTTAAACGTAAATCTACCCATCTCTTCTCTTACTTTTCTTTAATTTTCAACAGCTAATTACAATATCTTGCCATTTATAGTGTGCCTAGTTAAACGGTTGTTCTTTTCTACCCTTCGGCATGAGTCATGCAGGCTGAGAAGGTGAGTGATACAAATGATGACGTGTATTTCATTAAGGAGGAGCAATTATGTCGAAGCAAGACCAATACACGATGACCGATCCACGTACTCAGTACGATAGCGACCATACCCACTATAACAGTGACCAACCTGACCCCGCTTTGGATAAAAAATTAGACCCATCGGCAGATCACGGAGAAACCACATATCGTGGGAGTGAGCGACTGAAAGGACGCAAAGCGCTGGTGACTGGCGGTGATTCAGGCATTGGACGTGCAGTGGCTATAGCCTTTGCCCGGGAAGGCGCAGATGTCGTGATTAATTACCTTCCTTCTGAAAAAGTGGACGGGGAGTCGACATTAGAAATATTGAAAGAAGCGGGTGTTAGCGCGAAAGGTATCGCTGGCGATATCAAAGAAGAAGACTTTTGTGTTTCTCTGGTTGATGAAGCGAAGGGCTTCTTAGATGGGTTAGATATTGTTGTGAACAATGCCGGTAAACAACAATTTGTGGAAGATATCGAAAACTTAACCACAGAGCAGTTTAGAACCACATTCGAAACCAATGTATTTGCTATGTTTTGGATCACTAAAGCTGCTGCGAAATATATGCCTCCCGGTGGCTGTATCATCAATTCTACGTCGATTCAAAGCTATCAACCATCCCCAGGCTTACTAGACTACGCTTCAACCAAAGGGGC